GGCAACTGCGATGGCGAAGATTTAATGGAGCGCATTGAGATTGCATCTAGTTATGAGGAGACTTTTTAAAATGGCTATTGAACACAAGAACCCAACGGGCAGTCACCGCGACATCACGCCAGATATGCTTATCCAGTTTATGGGTGGCGAGGGCAATGTTTCGATGGACAATATTGCCAATGACTTTTGCGATGTTTTGAACGGCATCTGGGAAGACGCTGCCCTCGAAATTCGCGAGTATATTTTTCAGTTTGAGGAGAGCGCATAATGGCTACGCAAGTTTATTTGATTGACCCGTTTGCCAAGACTGTGACCGAGACGAGTATCGATCGGCGCATTGGCTTGAAGGACATTTATCGCCTGATGGACTGCCGCTTGATTGACGCGGTTCGGTTTCGCGATACCAGTGACGTGATCTATGTCGATGACGAAGGCTTGTATGCCGACGATCAGCGGTTCTTCAAGGTCGATGGTGTGCCGCAGCCGCTGGCAGGCAAAGCATTGTATGTCGGCACGACAGACGATGGCGATGACTGCGCCCCGACTCGGACACTCGAACAGGTTGAGTTCATGATCGAGTTCATGCCCGACAGCACCGAGGCGCAAGATCCGAGTTTCGATATCCGCAGCTACAGCAGCGATGAAGAACTGAAGGAACTGCTCGAGGAGTTGATGTCATGATGGACGCAGAGGATATTCACGAATTTCATTACGAGGATGGTCACCATCGCAAGACGTATCGCGTCAGCTTCATACCTGTTGAAACACTTGAGTATGAATATGTTGTCGAAGCTGAAAGCGAGGATGATGCCTACGATGCAGCCGAAGAACAGTTGCAAGAAGCCATCGGCTGGGACGCGGCGAAGGATTTCCAGCTAAACGATTTAGAGGAGCAAGCATCATGAAAGGTGAACTGACAGTGTATTTGTGCATCGGGGACAAGCTCTACCCGATTGCATACCTCGACAACGATGCGATGTATTCGCATTTGATTGAGGGTTTTGAGGCTTACGCCAAGTCGCAGGGCGGCTCGATTGTTGAGCGTGTAAACGACGAGCGCGAGATCTGCACGGGCGACGTTGATATGTGGTCGGGCGGGGATCTCGCCCAATCATACGCGGAACTAGCCGAGGTGGTCGCGGATGTAGCGAACTTTAACTACCTGCCGCACCGGCTTCGCATGGACATTGTTGAAACAGTAGATCAATAGGAGATTATTATGGGACTTGATATGTACTTACAGGCGCGGAAGTTTATCCGCACACAATACAAAGGCACGGGCGACGAGTTTCGCGCTTTGCCGAAAGAGAAGATGGACGACTTGTTCGAGATTTCGCACGTCACATCGGACGTTTTGCAATGGCGCAAGAACAACTGGGTTCATGGCTTTATCATCGAGAACTTTACCGACGATGGCGAAGACAACTGCGAAGAAATCCACATGGACTGCGAGAGGTTGGAAGAACTTGCCAAGACGCTGGAAGCGTGGGCGGAGAACCCGAATTATTTGGATGCCACCGAGGGATTTTTCTTCGGGGGCGATGACGAGGAGTGGCGGGATATGTGCCGTGAGCGCATACCTGAAGACATTCTGGCAATTCGCAAGGCATTGCTGTGGTTAGAAGAAGAGGACTTCGACAAAGAGTGGCGCGAAGTCTATTACCAAGCAAGCTGGTAGGAGGAGAAAATGGCTAACACATTAATTCTATGGGACTGGCGCGAGGCGTTCAGCAAGTTTGGTTTCGATGATGGCGATGGCTGGAGCGGGACAGAACTGGTTTCCAATTTCATGAGAGAAGAGTTCGGGCTTCACATCTACTGCGAAACGTGGGGCTGTCACAACTACATGATCATGGAGGTCTGCAAGAAGACAGACAAGAAAGGCAAGGAGGTCAACCTGATCCCGCAGGATACCGACTTCACGCATGGCTACGATGAGCCAGACGAGTGGATGCCGCAGGAGTGGATCGACAAACTTGATGGTCATTTTGATGATGATTATCAGGTCGGGGCGTATTGATCATGGTTACTTATCACGACAATACCGAGTTCCCGTTCGAGGAACTACGAGATGACGAGGGGGACTTTTTCCAAAAAGTTTCCCTCGCCATGGAGCATTGGGATGTAGACGAGGCGCATGTCTGGTCTGTCCTAGAAACAAACGACCCAGAGGTGTGGCTGTACGCCCCGCCTCACCATTTTATTAACGTCATTGGATACGTTGTGACAAAGGAAAAACATGACCATGACACTTATTATGAGGAGAGATTTTGATGAAGTTCAATGAAATAGAGCCTGTTGATCAAGAGCCGAGACAGTTTATTGAGGACAAGATGAGAAGCCTCTTCAATATGATCGAGGACACAAAGCTGGAAATGCGTGGCTATTCACCCGCCGAGTTAGACGAGTTGAAAGAACACGCAAAGACTTACATGAACAGAGCCAACAGGGTGTGGGTGATATTCGCCTCATTGATTGTTGACCAATGCGATTATCAAAAGGCAGTGCTTCGCGCTATCGCAGCCTCGAAACAACAAGCCGGGGCAGGAAAGGAGACGACAAATGACTGATGCAAAAGAAATTTTTACCGACCCCCAAGTCGCAAGTTTCAAGATCCGATATGAGAGCGGCAAGAATAATCTTGTCCGCAATCATGTGCGGTGTGGCTGGTGCGGCGGCTTCGGGTTCGATTGCAACGAGGCGCAAGACATCGATGTCTGTGGCGAGTGCAAAGGTTCGGGTTTCGTGATGACTGAAACGAGATGGGAGGAAGACCAATGAGCGATGACGAAAGCAAAATCTATGTCTTAATGGTTGTGGTTTTTTTGTGTTCTATTTTAGCGACTTGCTTTGTGCCGAACTCTGGTTCGCATAAAGACTGCCAGCAATGGAAGGGTCGCCAGCACCTAGCGTGTATGGGTGGCAAGGGATGATAGGCGAAGCACTGATGTGCATGGCAATGAACATCTACCACGAAGCAAGAAACGAGAGCACAATAGGGCAGCTCGCAGTAGGGCAAGTGGTTATGAACCGCATGAAAGATCCAAGGTTTCCGAACGAAGTCTGTGCTGTCATTCATCAGGGCGGCACGAAGCGGCACCGGTGTCAGTTTAGCTGGTACTGTGATGGTGACCCCGATAAGCCGCTGAATAAAAGGGCTTTTCGGGAGTCGCAAGAGAACGCCATCACGGTCATGAACGGCTGGGTTGGCGGCTTCTTGGACGGGGCTACGCATTACCATGCAGATTATGTCAGCCCTAAGTGGAGACACGAGAAGACTTTTATAGTAAAAATTGACAGTCATATTTTTTATAGGTGGGAACAATGATGGTGGTTGATGACAACCTATCGCCGCTCCAGCCGATGGTTGAAGAGGCATATGAAAAAGCGATAGCTGCCGACTGGAACGACGACCCGAAAGCTGGGGGTCTATGGCAGGAATACAGAAGACTTAAAACTAAACTAGAGAATGGAGAACTTTATGAGCCAAGATTTTGACGACAACATGAAAGGTGTCTTGTTCAATAACAACACCGACAATCCGAAAGCACCAAACATCAAAGGAGAATGTACGGTAGATGGTAAAACTTATGAGATCGCTGGCTGGCGCAACACGTCGAAGGCTGGCAAGACTTATTATAGCCTCAAGTTCCAAGAACCGTGGACAGGCGACAAAGACAGCAACGGCACCGATAACATGTTTCCGGAACCGGGGGACTTGGAATAATGGGTAGCGTAGTAGACTTCCCAGAGCGGCCGAAGAAGTTTGACGTAAACACTGCCCCGTTGACATCAGCGGATGTCCTGTATCTAGCTGGGCTAGATAGTCAGATGGTGCCAGTTACATCGGACGAGAAGGCAACATGGTGGGGCACGATAGGGGTTTGGTATCCCGAAAAAGAGGACAAGTCCGATGTAATGCACTGCCGATTGTCAGCCGCGTTCTTGGATTATCAACACGCTCAGATGTTTACGAGCGATATCGCAACAGCCTCAAGCCAAAGCGTAGAGGACGGAATGCCGGATGAAATGGTTAAAGACCTACAAAAGGCAATGGTCGATAGCTTCTTGCTAGACTTCACTGAACTAGAAATGGATGACGATGACCCAGCATGATTATAAGCAACTGACTTTCCTCCGCACCAACATGAGCGGGGAGGATGAGGATACGCATCCGGCTGAGATTTGTATATCGGACGGTAGCGGCAAGCTGCATCTACAAAAAGTGAGCAACAGAGCACTGATTAACATGGCACGAGATGCAATCCGCATCTTGGCAGAGACAAGATTTTTCGAAACAGGAGAGACTAATGGCGAATAGAGAAAGCTACCACGATTATCAGGGTCGCAAGATCCGAGAAACACGAACAGAAACGCGTGGTCGCAAGCCCAAGTTTACAAAAGGGCGCAAAACAATGGCGGTGGATTTCGAACCTTCAACGTATGAACAAGTGTCAGAGTTGAGCAAAGAGTTTACAGCCAAGTCGGGCAAGCATATCGGTAAGGGTGAGCTTGTCAGAACAGCCGTAGATTACTGGTTGAAGAACGGCGCAACCTATTCAATGGAGCTATAGAATGAGTGATGAACAATACAACATGCCCCTGATCAGCGAGGCGGCAGACCCTTTGACCCATTTAACTGGTAACGAATATGAGTTAGGATGGAGATCAGTTTGGATAATTACACCGAGAGGTAATAAGGTTCGTGTTCTCGAAACTCCAGAAGGCCATATTGAGACGGTGGTTCGATCGGCCGGAGCCTATTCAGGAAATGGAAACTCAGAGCCTGGGGTACAAGGCGTGGGCGATCACAATACTATCGACCCAGAAGCCGAGCCGCCCTTTACCGTCTCCGCGTAGTTTTGATGGTGTTATAACATGCGTTATAGTCGTGGTTTGTATTCTTGGTTACGTGGTTTTCAGAGAGTGAAGGAAGACCCAAGACAACACGCTTGGTCGCCATGGACTGTGCAACAAGAGCATCGAGTTCCGAGATCCAAGAAGCAAGACCCAGACAGCAATGAGGAAGTCGCCAAGAGGGGTACGCTTTGCAGCGAATGCCCCGGCGGTTTCCGTTGCTGCCAGTATCCTGAATAATTATTGGAGGGGGTTGGACAGAGCGTCTAGCCCCTTCCAAATATCATCAATCTCACGGTTGATTTTCTTGAAGCGGCCGCTGATCCCGTCTACTTTTTCTTTGAATTGTTTGACCAGCAGATCATTCTCCACTGTCGTCTTCTCTACTTCTGCAATTCGATCACGCAGATCTAGCAACTGCTTTTGGTTTTCCATAATGGTTTCGAGATTGGTGCCGAGCACTATAAGTTTCTGAGCAGTGTCACCGTTCCCAGCGACTGCGGCCTCCACTGATTCGATCCGTCCGTAGAACTCCGCGACTGCCCATATACCGCCAGCTAGGGTGGTGCCTATAGACAAGACGATTGCAATCCACACCCCGCGCAGCTTCGTGCCGCCGATTGTTAGCTCGGTATCTTCTAGGCTCATTGGTACATGTAGGCTTGTTGGTCGGCATAGATTGCTTCGCCTTCACCTAATACTTCCGCGGCCGATACGTAGTCGCCTTGCAGGAAGTCATGAAAAGAGATGCTGCCAATGTTGGTAGCCCACTCGATGCTAAGTACATCGCTAGTAGCTGAATAAGACATAGAGGCTTCAGCCATAGAGTTTCCATAGTCTTGGGCGTGTTGGTCAGATAGGCTGGTCAACTGTTCGTTCTTAGACGCAGCCAAGAAAGCACCAGCGTCACGGGCATTGACCGCGATCTCTTCTAGCGACTGGTTATATTCGACCACAGTCTCTTGCTTGATTTCAACGTCGTTGACTTCGACGAACTCTTGGACTGCGGTTTGATCTGCGACGTTGTTTGTTTCTTGTGCGACTTCGGCCACCTCGGCCACCTCCTCAACCATGCTGAGTTGAACACTCGCGACAACAAAATTGTCTACAGCTTCAGAAACTTTGACCATCGATTCTTCGTACTTTTCTTCAAGTTTCATTTTAGTAGTAAAATATAAAGCGTTGCGAACACCGTTGAGCGCGTCGTTATACGCGGCGATGTCACCGGAGTTGATGATGTACTGCTCGTCGTCCACAGCGTTGTAGTCGATGATACCACCGACGCTGGCGTAATGTTCTGCGCCATAGACCGCGTGGCGACCTTGCTCAAGCTTCGCGGCGATTGTCCGACTAGCGTTAACTAGGTTATCAATCGTCGTTTCGGAGTGTGCTGCGGAAACGCTCAGAAATGCTGAGACCAGAATCGCTATTCTCTTCATTGCTTTCATCCTTACCAATCTGCAATATCTTATCATACCACGCCTTGCGATCTTTGTAATCTGGGATGAACGTAGCTGGATCTCTTTTCATGAGAACAGTTGCCGCTCGTCCCACTACAAGACGGCCGTTCACCGCCATAGGACACGGGGTGCCGGAGTCGAACATGGCCTTCCATGTTTCCAGCGACTGACAAAGTCGAGCCACCGAAGCAATAGACATGCCCTGTTCCTTTAGAGCTTTAGCATCTCTACGCCTGTTACACTCGGAGTCTTGCCTATACCCGCCCATAGATAAACCAAGCACGTTCACCTGCACACCCATACCACGCCCAATCAGGCACGACTCAGAGCCGCCCGACGGTGCGCTGGGCGATACCGCCGTTGGAGGCGGGGTAACGTCAGAAGCTGCGCCAGCACCGTTGTAGTTATTGGTGGTCGATGTTGACGGGTTGTTACTGCTTACCGTACTGTTCAAGTTGCTCGTGTTAAGATCGCCTACCTGTTCGTTTTGTGCTAGAACTGGAGAGGACACAAGCAACAAGACAAAGAGAAGCCGTCTCATTACATTATCCTTTTGCGAGTACTTAACTCGTTCGAGGATTATACCATATTTTTAGTTTGGTTTCTTGTCTCGTTCGTCGAGGTTTATGAGGCGGTCATCTATCTCCGCGTCTTCTTCGCGGGACATGAGGAGGACTTCATACTGAGATCGATGGTGAAAATCGTATTCATCTTCTTCCCCAGTTTCTATGTCCGGGTCTCTGAAGCCAGCCATGTGTCGAGCAAAAGCAATCCAAGATTGCAGACTGCTCATCACAACTTCGCTTGCGACGAGAGCGTTTGTTTCGAACATAATGTTTTTAATTGCTAGGTTGAGCATGAGAGCGGACTGTTCTTGTACGTTTACGTCCTCATACTCCATAAAGACTTCTTCTATGGCTTGGTCAAGACGGTCAGCTATTTCAGCCTGCTGTTCTTTCTTGTCCGTCCCCAGTTCGCTCATCTTCTTTCCTTATCAACCATGAAATCTGACGAGCTACGCTGCGATCATTCTTCCTTGCTAATTTTTGCACCTGTTCCCAAACTTCTATCGGAACAGCCACGCTTTTATATTTATCAGTATTCATTGTTCGTACCTTTGTGACAACCCTTGCAGGCATACTATTCCATGGGAGAGGTTGGGTCAATGTAGTTGGGGGTTACGATAATTTACCTTCTTATACACTTCATCGGCAAAGATTAAAAAAAACCGATTCCTGCAAGCCAAGGCTTGAGCGGGGTAAGTGTGTGTTCATTACAATAGGGCACACAGCCTACCCGCCATTATCGCATTGTCTCTGGTGAACCCCCTGGTCACCACTGAAAGGATGGCCTGCACCCTACAATTTCAACCATTCTCTAACTTCTTCGCCTAGTGCTGCGCCAGCTAGATCAATCTTTTTTGTTAGTGTCTTCACAATATGTTCGTCCACCGTGCCTTCTGCAATGAGGTCTACATACGTCACTGCTTTTGTCTGACCAATCCTGTGACAACGGTCTTCCGACTGCACCCGTGTTTCAAGGTTGAAGTCGTTGGCGTAGTAGATAACGTTGCTGGCACTGACCAGCGTCAGGCCGTATCCGGCCGTTTGCGGATTACCAATGAAGAACCGAGTTTCGTGTTCCGGGTCACTAAAGTTTTCAACCAGCTTTTCGCGCTCGTCGTCTGTCGTGTCGCCGAAGTAGCACCCTGCGGAGTTCTCGCCGTACTTTTTCTTCAATGCTTCAGTGATTCGTTTTATGTCGTTCCGGAAACGTGACCAGATAATTATCTTACCGTCCATCTCTTCAACCGTGTCCATCAGCGCGTCCATGCGGCGGTTGGGTATCTCTACTACTTCATCGTCGTCGGTCACGAGGTAGCCGCATAGTAGTTGTTGAAGCCTCACCAGTTGCGTCATGACTTGTGGAGCAGTGACTTGTCCTTCTTCCAGCACAGCCAGTGCATAGTTTTTCAGTGTCGCATAATGTCTAACCTGTTCAGGAGACAGAGACACGTACCGTGCTGAGTATGTTTTGTCGGGGAGGTCTAGGCAGTCTTTCTTTAGCACACGATTGGAGAACTCGCGAAGCTTGTCCGCTAGTTCTGACATGTTCCTGTAGCCGATGATTTGCTCGAAGGTGTGAGCACCCATTCGTTGGCGGCGAGTTACAGCGTAGCGGTTTTGATATGCGTAGAAATTACTGAACCCCAGAAGGTCTGGGTTGAGAAAAGTGCATTGTGCATATAGATCCATGGGTGATTTAGTTACAGGCGACCCTGTCAGAATGCGCTTGTATGTAGCTGCCTTGCCCACGGCCGTAAGCTGCTTGGTGCGTTTGGCCTTCGGATTTTTGATTGTAGTGCTTTCGTCTACCGCCAAGAGGAAGTAACTGTCTTTTAGAAATGTCCTAAGATAGCGCATGACTTTTTCGGTAGCGAATGCTTCTACGTTTACAACCAATATGCGGAGCCCGTCATGTCCACCGATGATGGCGGCTTCTTCCAACTCTTTCTTCTGCGCCTTGTTCGGTGATGCCCTCCAAGTAAACACACGGTGATCGACTCGTTCTGGCAGGTGGATGGGTATCTCTTTCAGCACCCAGTTCCGGTATACGCCCTTCGGTGCCACGATAACCGCGGTGTCGATCTCACCGTTCTCGTAAAGGTACGCCATGTTGTCGATGAGGACTTTGGATTTACCGCAGCCCATCTCCATGAAGTATGCGTAGTTTAGATTGTCTTTGCTGGCTTCGAACGCATCACGCTGATGGTCGTATGGTTCAGTCTTATATTCGTACATTTGTATAAATCCAATTAGGGGTTGACGTTTAAGTTATCCCAACTTATATAGGACATAGTAGATGGTTCGTCAACGGTGCGATCGATAGATCACTTATCACCGCCAGCGATAGGAACCCTCCCTCAACTCCCAACTAGCTGGGACGAACTGTCTACATCAAAGCCGACGGGCTCTAAGCGGAGAAGTAGAGAGTAGAAAGGAAGCCAAATGAGTAATGGCCTATTCGATCAGATGGCAGCAGACGCAGAAGCGTTTGACACTGTCACTACCGAGAGCGGATCAAAGCTATCCAATCTCATTCGTGAAGCTCAACAGCAGCAAAGCCTGCAAGAGCAGCACGAGCAAGCGGCGAAAGATGCGAAGAAAGAATTTCAACGTATCACCCGCGAACTAATTCCAGCAGAGATGATAGAGATGGGCATGGATCGTGTCGATGTGGACGGTAACTCCGTTTCACTGAACCAGTTCGTGTACGCCTCAATCCCCGAAGCTAGAAAGGAGGAAGCGTTTAACTTCCTCCGCAGCATTGGCGAGGACGATATTATCAAGAACGAGGTCAAGGTTTCCTTCGGCCGCGGACAAGATAACCAAGCCGGTGCATTTGTAGACGACTGCATGAGGCAGGGTCTCGATCCGGACAATCGAAAGAGTGTCCACCCGTCCACTTTGAAAGCTTGGATTAAAGACAAGCTGGGTACGGGAACCGAATTAGACCTCGACATGTTCGGGGCTTATGTCGGAACTGAAGCTAAGATCAAACGAAAGTAGAAACTAAAATGAGTGAAACTAAAGCAGTAACTAAAAAAGCAGAAGCGCAGCTTCCAGCCGCAATGCTGGATACCTTCCTAGAGGATGCTGGCGCAGGTACCGAAAACTTTACGCAGGATGATTTGCAAATCCCGTTCTTGCGTGTTCTTCAGCCGGTGTCGCCGGAACTGAAAAAGAAGAACGAGAAGTTTATTGAAGGTGCCGAGCAAGGTGACATATTCAATACCGTCACCCGCCAGGTGTGGAAGGCCGAAGATGGGGTGAACATCATCGCGTGTGGTTTCGTTAAAAAGTACTTGGAGTTTACTCCATACGACGAAGGCGGCGGGTTCCATGGCGAACTGTCACCTAACGATCCAAGCGTGTTGAATGCGAAACGTGAAGGCAACAAAGAGATGATGCCAAACGGCAACGAGCTTGTTGTGTCCGCACAGCACTACGTCATGATCCAAGATCCGACAAGCGGCAGTTGGCAAACCGCTATCTTGGATATGAAATCCTCGAACCTTAAAGTGTCCCGTCAATGGAACACAATGATTGCGATGCAGGAAATCAAGAAGGGTGACAAGTCCTTCAAGGTTCCGTCCTTTGGCATCGTATGGAACATGTCAACGGATGAGCGATCTAATGACATGGGTAGCTGGCAGTCATGGAAGATTGTCGGCAAAACTGGATTTGTGGAAGACCCTTCCTTGTACGAGAAGGCGAAGGACTTTGCTAGAATGGTCACCGCCGGTGAAGTTAAGGCAGCACAAGATCCAGATTTAGAAACGGCAGAAGCTAAGACTATTGAGTCTGACGACTTGCCGTTCTAGTGTGGTGCGGGGTGTGCTACTTCGAGCAAGAGGGAGCACACCTCGTATTTTTTAAGAGGGTGACATGGACATTACCAAAAGGTTCATGGCTGTATTTGAAGGTTTCAGTGCAGCGCATGGACAGACAACAATTTCGGATTCTCGACGCGGTGGCAAACAAGAGGCCAAATCGCGTATAATTAGAGAGCCACTTACAGAGGCCTTAGTACAGAAACACTTGGACGGAGAGCAGGGTGTCGGATCTATCCCTATCACCGAAAGAAACGATTGTCGTTTTGGCGTTATTGATGTGGACGTTTATCCACTCGATCTCGACGCTATTGCTCGGCAGTGTGCTTCTCTTAAGCTTCCTGCTATTGTTTGCCGTAGTAAGTCTGGTGGAGCTCACATATATTTCTTTATCAAAGGTTGGGTTTCTGCGGCGGATATGCGCGACAAGCTATCAGAGGTTGCAGCCATACTGGGACATGGCGGCAGTGAAATCTTTCCGAAGCAAGAGCAGCTTCTTGTTGAGCGTGGTGATGTCGGTAACTTCATCAACCTTCCGTATTTTGACGCTGATCTTACGACTCGTCCTGCGCTTGACGCGAAGGGTAACGAGCTTTCTTTGGAAGAGTTTCTCGACAAAGCTGAAAAGATTGCCGTAACACCCAATAAGTTTTTATCCATAGAGTTAGCTGACAGCACCACCGACCTGCCCGGAGCACCGCCGTGCCTGCTTATACTTGCCCTGAAGTCATTCGGCTCCGGTGAGCGTAATCTCGCCATGACGCAGATGGCTATCTATCGCAAGCAGCAAGATCCGACAGGATGGCAGCAGCAGCTAGAGAAAGACAATCAATCATACTGCAATCCGCCGCTGTCTGCGTCGGAGGTTGTATCCATACAGCAGTCTATTGACCGCAAAGAATACTTTTATATGTGCAATCAGTCACCGTTCAAAGACCATTGCGATAAGGCGGCGTGTCGGCGTTGTGAGTTTGGTATCGGCGGCGGCACTTCTGTAGAAGTCACGGGTCTCTCGGTTGTCGAGTCCGATCCGCGTGTCTGGTTTGTTGATGTAAACGGCGGACGTATTGAAGTCAGCACAGAAGAGCTACAGATGTTCCAACGGTTTCAACGTGCCTGCATGGAGCAACTAAACTTTATGCCCCCGGAAATTAAGAAGAGCGACTGGGAGATGGCTGTTAATGGTTTGATGCAGCAGATGGTTGTGATCGAAGTGCCGGAAGAGCTTACCTACAAAGGCCAGTTTGTGGACATGCTTGAAAGCTTTTGCAACGGCCGTGTGCAAGCACAGTCTGCGGAGGAACTTATGCTGGGCAAGCCATGGACAGAAGAGGGTCGCACATACTTCCGCCTCGACTCCTTCATGGAGTTCCTACGCGCTAAGAACTTTAGTGCGTACACTCGTGGTCAGATACAGGAGCGGCTGAAGGAACTGAACAGTGGCAAGAGTGCCAGTGAGTCTCGCCGCTTTGCCGACACTAAAGGCAAGTCCAAAGTTATTCGTGTCTGGTCGATACCAGAGTTCGGCATGGAGCCTGACATACCGCAACCCGATGTACGTGGAGAGGAGACACCGTTCTAATGGAACCCAGAGCAATACTTGGACCACCCGGCACCGGCAAGACGTATACACTAATCAACTTGGTCAAGGAACGCTTGCGTGAGGGCGTAGCACCGGAGCGCATTGCTTTCGTATCTTTCAGTAAGAAAGCCGCGGAAGAGGCGCGTACTCGTGCCGCCTCCGAGTTGGGGTTGGAAATAAAATCAATGCCATACTTCCGTACGCTTCATTCGTTGGCGTTTCATCAGCTTAGACTTAGCACTAAAGATGTCCTGGCAGCTTCTGACTACAAGCGGCTAGAGGAGCTACTTGGCGTAGAGTTTCGTTCTACAAAAAGTATGAGCATGAACGACGGAGAGTTCTTTCGCATGGGTGCGCCGGGAGATGTGTACCTGTCTATTATAAACATGGCTCGTGTTAGACGCGTGTCTCCTTATCGCCAGTTCGCCAGAACTAACTATGATAATCTAGATTATCGCCAGCTTGAGATAATCAACAAAGGGCTTCAAGACTACAAAGAAGAATTAGGTAAGATTGATTTTACCGACATGATCGAAGGGTTCGTTGACCGCGGCGATTGCCCTGACCTCGACCTATTGATTGTTGATGAAGCACAAGACTTGGTTCCTTTGCAGTGGGAGATGGTTGATAAGCTGGCAAAGAACACGCGAGAAGTAGTGTATGCCGGGGATGACGACCAGTGCATCTACGAGTGGATGGGCGTAGACCCAGAAGATTTCAAAGGGCGTTGCGAAAATGCAACGGTATTGAAGCAAAGTTACCGTGTTCCTTTTGATGTGCATCTAGTTTCGGGCCGCTTGATTAGTCGTGTAGCAGATCGTGTATACAAGCAGTGGGAGCCAACCGAACGTAAAGGGACGATCAATTGGCATTTCAATTTAGATGAGCTTGACCTCTCTCAAGGCCAGTGGCTAGTGTTGTGCCGCACTAACTATATCGCTAATCAGGTCGCCTCTCGCATGAAAGAGATGGGGCTTTTGTTCTTCCGGCAAGGCTCCGGGTTTAGCGTATCCCAAAAAATCATAGACGCAACAAGGGGATGGACAAGGTTAACGACTGGCTCTAGTCTGGGACGTGATGAGTTTAAGAATATGTGGGCTTTTATGGATATTGAAAAGCGCATACGTCGTCAGGGCGACAAGCACATAGACAGCATGATCAATGAAGATGTTGTCTCCATGTCGGATGTCCAACGGCTTATGGAACAGACAGAAGATTTGTTCGGCGAATCCAAGCAGTGGTTCGACGTTCTCCGTATTCCAGATAATGACCGCATCTATATCCAGTCCGTACTTCGGGCAGGGGAGAAGTTCGACTCTGAGAACCCCCGTATTAAGCTGTCCACCATTCACAAAGCAAAAGGCGGCGAAGCAGACAATGTTGCTCTCATGCTTGAAACGTCTCGCGCCTGCCAGACAATGAATGACCCCGACAGTGAGATACGAACTTTTTATGTGGGCATGACACGTGCCAAGCACAACCTTCACCTGATTGAAGGTCGCGGAAGATGGAGATTTCAAGTATGACCGGACAGCTAGGCTTTTTTCAAAAGCTCCAAGACGTACAAGACAGTGATATCAAAGACGTTGCCTACGGTGCGCTCGACCAAGACTGGTCACCACCTGCTGGGTTCCCACGAGGCTATGAAGAAGCCAAGATTATATCGATTGACTTAGAGACCTCTGATCCAAACCTGATGACCATGGGGCCAGGCTGGGCTCGTAATGATGGCTTTATTTGTGGGATTGCTATTGCCTACGGTGACTTCACCGGATACTTCCCTATTCGCCACGAGGGTGGTGGAAATATGCCAGAGAAGTCTGTAATGGCTTTTGTTAAGAAAGTCTGTGAGACCGATGTGCCGAAGGTGATGCACAATGCTCAATACGATCTGGGCTGGTTGCGCTGGGCAGGTGTCAAAGTTAACGGCAGGGTTTACGATACAATGACCGCGGCTGCGATGCTGGACGAGAACCGCCGCTGGTACAACCTAAACTCTTTGACGATTGATTATCTAGGCGAGGGCAAGAGTGAGAAGACACTCCGTGCCGCTGCCATGGACTATGGCTTTGACCCGAAGGCAGAGATGTGGCGTTTACCTTCTCGCTTTGTTGGTCGGTACGCTGAACAGGATGCGGATATTACACTACGTTTGTGGAACAGGCTGAAGCCAGAACTGGTGAAAGATGAGGTGTCACAGATCTTCGAAATGGAAACTGACCTAACGCCTCTACTGCTCGACATGCGTTGGAACGGTGTGAAGGTGGATCTCGAAGGAGCGCAGAAGGCTCGTGACTATCTAAACAGTGAAGAGAACAAGCTGCACCAGACAATCGAAGAGACGGTAGGGTTTCAGGTTGAGCCTTGGGCAGCAGCCTCTCTGGCTAAAGCGTTCGACAAGCTCGGCCTCGACTATCCGCGAACAGCAAAAGAAGCTCCGAGTTTCACGAAGCAATTTCTTGCAGCCCATGAGCACCCTGTCGCGCAGTCTATATTACGTATGCGAGAGTTCAACAAAGCGAATACGACATTCATCGAGAACATCTTCAAGTTCTCTCACAAGGGTCGCATTCACGCAGAGTTTCACCCCCTCCGCTCTGATGATGGCGGCACGGTAACGGGCCGGTTCTCTTCCTCCAACCCTAACCTCCAGCAGATACCGGCTCGTGACCCACAAATTAAAAAAGCTATTCGAGGATTGTTTGTTCCCGATGAGGGTAATAAATGGGGCAGCTTTGACTACGCGTCACAAGAACCGCGATGGCTGGCGCACTACGCTGGGTCGCTATCGGGCGCAAGGAAGCACCCGATGATTCAAGAAGTAATTGATAAGTACGAAGAAGATGACGCTGACTTTCATCAGATGGTGGCGGACATGGCAGGCATCTCCCGTAAAGATGCTAAGACCGTGAACCTCGGCATCATGTACGGCATGGGCATCAACAAGCTGGCTGGTGTTTTGGATATCGAAAAGAACGAAGCCAAAGACTTGCTGGGCGATTACAACTCCAAGGTTCCGTTTGTCAAAGGACTTGCTGATGCTGTGTCTCGAGCAGCAGAAACCAACGGGGTTGTTCGAACAGTGCTTGGCCGACGGTGCCGCTTTGATAAATGGGAGCCGAAGCGTTATGGCCTGCACCGTGCGCTGCCGTTTGAAGATGCCCGACGTGAGCATGGCCCGAAAGAGTCGCTGAAACGTGCCTACACATACAAGGCTCTCAATCGATTGATACAAGGCTCGAGTGCTGACCAAATGAAACGTGCAATGGTGGACTGCTACAAAGAAGGGTTTACTCCCCTGCTCACAGTGCATGATGAACTGTGCTTCAATATAGAGAGCGAAAGTCAAGCAAACAAAATTAAAGAAATCATGGAAACATGCATACCAGCTTTGGTACCATTTAAGATTGACTTCGCGTTAGGCGACAACTGGGGCGAAATTGAATAACAATGATTTTGCTAGACGATTTTTTACCTACTCACCTCACTAATCATGTGAAGCATTTTGAAAACATAAGCTGGTGGGACGGTGCCACTAAAAGTGAACCTGCTCACGATGTGATTGAGTTTTGTGTAGATTACTTTCAACCAGAAGGAATGTGTGGTTTTGAGTATTGGTACAATATTTGCTATCATGGACACGTAAATAGCTGGCATTTCGACAAGGACGAAGAAAAGGGATTAAACGGGAAGTTTGTTCCGGCGGATTGGTCTTGCGTTTTATATCCAACAGAACACTCTTTGTGGGGTGGGTTTCTAGAAATTCAAACTGCGGACGAAACACGGACAGAGGTAGAGCGTATAGCCCCACGGTTCAATAGATGCGTGGTCCTAGATCCAGGTGTCTGGCACCGGGTCTCAGGGATTTGGTCTGGAGAACGCCACGCATTTCTAATTAATGGTTGGAGAAATCCTCCCACGACGGCGCAGTTACACGAGGAAAACAAATGAGATACGAGATAATCGACGGTGGAATACCGGCCGGAGAAATAGAGCGCATGTATGACTTTGTGCTTCATAGTAACTTCAACGTGGGCTGGGTTGACCGCCCCGAAGAAATAAGCGGCTTGTTTCGAAACATGGCAAGTCACTACAGCGACGACGACATAAGAAGGCTGGAGTTTTTTGAAAGTATTACGTCTCAAAAATTGTTGGATAAAATTGACGGACGATGGCCTACTAAGACCAGTGTTAACCTGTCTTACCCGGGCAACGTGTATTACCCGCATACGCATCAGCGAGAAGAAAGCATGGTGTACTACGCCAATGTGCGGTGGCTACCCGAATGGGCGGGAGAGACCATGATCTTTAATGACGACATGACGGTAGATACAGCCATTGAGTTTAAGTCGGGTCGGGTGCTTTGGATGGACGAGGGTGTACCTCATTCGCTACGCGCACCGAGCACAGTTTGCCCCGACTTTCGCTTCACAATGGCAATGTTCTTCGAAAAGAAAAACTCTTAGTACAGCTTTCTGACAGCCTTGTTCCAGCTACAAGCTGCGAGTTCCGAGTCTAGATAATCAGCGGCCGGTACACGCTTTGTCTTTTGGTGTCGCACCCCGGACATTGGTAAAAATAAAACGCCCTCGTGGTCGAGACCAACAAGGGCTAGTATATCGCAATCAGCTTCGGTGAGGGCGACTTTTGTTTTGCTGCCCTTGGCTACCGAGAAGTGATAGGTGGCTCGTATAGGATATTTCTTACCGCCATCCTTCTTTGCTCTAGCCCCCTCGTATACAGTACGAGATGTCTTAACCTGAATGCGAACGGGTTTTATACCGACCATGGCAATGATGTCAGTGGTTCCGAGTTGCACGACCTCACACGGAACATTCATTTGCCGAAGACGGTAGAGGCACAACGCTTCTCCGATGTCTCCGGTATGGACCTCCAATGAAGATGGTGTCATCTAATACGACCAGATAGTTGGGCGTGTCGGGCCCATCTCTTTATCATCAAGATGAAGAAAGCGGGAACCGTGACCGCCCTTCTGCTGTATGCCGATGCCTGTGAAGGCTCCGCTGCGAAGAGCTAGTGTTAAGAGTTCAACGGCTGCGCCGTGTGATATCTTTATGTCCGCGGCATGACCACTTGAGTGTGTGCCGGGCTTTGCTTTCTTCTTTTCGATCGGGTGATCGGGACAACGGTATCCACTAGATATCGTCAGTCCCCTTCCGTAGTGAGAGCGAAGAGATTGAAGCTTGGCTATAAAAGACTCGTTCATGTGGCACTCGCCACAATGTGAACATGCGAACTCCGACTCGCTAAAGTTCGGATATTTTGACCAGTCCATTATTTATTGCCCCTCTGTAGAATTTGGAGATTTTTAAGTGCGTCTATTGGGTTTGAGCCTAATAACTCTAAGTCAGGTGTCTGTAACGATGCCTCTGGTCCCCTGGCGGTGGGCTGGGGTACCGTAGCCGGTGCTACAGGCGACGAGAGAGGCTGTTTTTGTTCAATGTTTCCAACAGGTTGAGAACCCGCTTGTTCGAGCTCAAACAACGAATCGCGTCGTAAACCACGGGCAAATCGATTGAGAGAGCTTCTATCAAGGCTTTGCATCACACGATTTTCGTCCCTACGAGCCTTGCGTCTAATTTCTTTAGCCAGTTGCTGAGAAGCATAGTAAGGATTGCGCCTACCTCGCATGATCGCGTTGATGTCTTTACTGCCGACATTGCCCTCTTTAAGTGCTCGTTTAATATCTCTCCGTTCGAGTCCAAGTTTTTGAGCCGCTTCGATGTCTTTAGCCAAAGCTCTTTGATGCCGGAGCAAGTCTTCCTGAACATCCATGAACTCTGCCATGACTTCTTCAGCAGAAGAGTCTGGGCGACGTGCCAAACTTGTGAAACCAGACTTGATACTGTTAACCTTCCCGCCGTATTCAAAACCCTTGTATTGAAGAGACTTCTTCAAATCCATTTCCATCTTGCGGAAACCGGTCATGTGCGTCAAGAGTTCTTCTTGAAGAGTGTACTCTTGTCCCTGCCTACCAGGTTCATCTGTGATAGCTCGAACTAATCGGCCCGGCTGTATCTCCCCTGCTCGTATTTCAAAGATGTACTTGAGCATGGCTGGTTCAAATCCACCGAGCACGTGAATGAAAGACTTTGCAATCTTTTCCCCTTCATCATCTCCTTCACGGAAGATAGGAGAGCCTAGTTGTGTGCGACCCTGACGACCATAAATATCCATCAGGCGTTCTGCTACCAACGATTCTCCAGCAAACGGTTCGAGCAAAGACTTGGAGGCATCGAAAACAGAAGACAGGATTTGATCCGCGGTGCCTGCATCCACTGCTCCTTTTTCAGCGTATGTACGCATAGCTCTTCGGGCCGGTGCCACGATGAAGTCATAGGGCATCATGTAGCTTAGATCGACATACTCCAGTTTACCTGTTTCTCTGTCAAAGTTAACGGGAGCAAGTGCGTTGCCACGTTGGAACGGAGCGGAGAAACGTTGCATGGCTTCCAGATCTTGATCGTCCATGCCATTGAGTCTTAGCATAGCTCCTTGAACACCTGCTGTTAGGCCAAATGCCGACGTGTACAATCCAGCGACTCTTTTGGCCCCGATTGCTTTCACCTCGTCAACAAATTGCTGCGCGGCTTTTCTAGCTCCTTGATCCGACAATCCTGGCCGTGCTGTCTTTATTGATTGAACCAGATCGTCGGTAACTGTCATGCCCATCTCACGCATAGACTGACGTAAAATGTTTGTAGTGTTCCTCATAATCTCCGCTGGGAAAGCAATAAAGTTCCCCATGACAGGAATGCGACGAATCGCCTTCACTGCTTCTGGCACACGAGAATAGACAGGCATCGTGCCTTTAACAATATCCGCAGCCATTACAGTCAAGAAGGGAATGTTCTCGTTTAGTGCGGACGTGCGTACAGCCAGTCCTGAGTTGACAAGCGTTTGTCCCAGAGCTCCAGCATCTTCTGGGTTTATACCAGCACGTCGGAAAGCGTTTGCGTACTTTGCTTGTTCCGCAAACAGGCCCGCGGTCTTACCAGCGTTGTCCACACCAGAGTACGCTTTTTGTAAGAAGCGATAAAAAGGTACTGCCTCCACAAGAGATTGACCAGCCTTCTGAGTTTTCTGAGCAAAGCCACTAAGATCTGCTCCTTCGCGAATTAAAGACCTGTACTCGTTTGTCACTATGTTTTGATCTCGAAGACCTAAATCACCAAGCCACTGGTACATCTCCTTAAACTCAGCGTCGCTCAGTTTACCCGGCTTACCAAACGTGAGAGCAAGTGAGTCTGCAAGATCCGTGGCTCTAGCTATGTTGCCGTTAGCCGCCAACAAAAAGAAGTTAGACAAGCCGTTTCTGATTTGACCCAACGGGTTCAAGACTGTTTGACCAACCTGAGAGATACCCTTTGCCTGTAGGGACACAGCTAAAAGCTTGTTAAAGGTCGTATCTTTTATTCGGTCATAGACCAAAGTATCGTAGAGTTCTTTACGAACAAAGTTCCCACCAAGGGTTCCAAAAGAACTATCCAGCAATCCCCCCGGTTTCATAGGGACTTTAACGTAACCCAAAGACTCTAGTGTTTCTTCTTCGACCCTTCCTAGCGGAACAGCTTCACCAGTATCATCAAGAACTGATGGCCTAATAATAAATGGCTTGGCTCCTGTGCTGTTAAACAAGGAAGCTGCCTCGTCAAAAGTTTTTGTAAGAGTCGAGTCTTCAACCATAGACCGATACATTTTGTTGTGAGCAACAAAATTAGCCATGTCACTAACGGTTTTAACAACTCGTTCAGGAACATCAGCCGCGCCTCTTTTTTCACGCAACAGTTTACGAACCGTAGGCGACTCTTCGAGCACACGAGATCGCTTTGCTAAGATGCCTTCCGATATATCGTATAAAGGCACGTCTGTCTTAGTTATATTCTTAGCAGCTTCTAAGTTTTTCGCAGCCTCCGCTGCAACTTTATCAGCGTCAAACCCTGTTTCTAAGACTCGCAGACCCAGTAACTCATCCACGTAAACTTGCGCTTCGGCCCTGATTTGATCATCAGCTTTTCCTACAGCCTCTGTTGTGCTGGAAATAAAATCAGTAACTTCATCAACTGCCTTGTTATATTCTGCCGTAGACCTAAACACGCCAACATCACTGACCTGTTCTGGGCCATTGTACAAGCGGCGCAGATAAGACCCTTTTTGTGTTTGAATGGTCGAAAGGATTGCACTAGCTGTCCCGTCGTCAACCTGTCCAAGCTTTCTTAGCTCTTCGACTTCTGCATATACCCTGTCGGACAGGTCATCTACCTGTGTTCTTAATAAAGAAGCTGCTTCCTCAACCTTAGATCCGTACTGAGACAAAGCTTGCTTGTCTCCTTCTAGATATCTCTGCAAGTCGCTATATGCTTTTTCCAAGCCCTTTTTGTTTCGAGCAAAAGGTAGTTGTCCTTTGACAACCTTCCGGGCTTGGTCGTCGAAGTTCTGCACAAGACGATACACGTCGTTTGCTGCCTCATCACTGATACCTCTGGCATCTGATAGAAGTTCAAACTGTTCTCGAGGGATACCGCCTGATGCAGTAAAGTTTTTGTTGAGCCAGTTCCAACTAGCTGCCCTGTTGCCTAGATAGTCAAAAGCACCAGACACCCTCCGGGCAACTGCCCCAGCACCCGGAAGAGCCGACACACTTCCTACGGCTTTTCCCACAACAGGTATGGCTATATCAAAAGCCCCGGATAAAGCTCCGCCTTCGGTAGCCACTCTGAATTTGTTTCTAAATCGACGTAAAGCCTCGTCCCTACCAACCAATCCGGTATCATCTTCTGTTCTTAGTTCGGCCGGTAGTGCGTCGAAAGCATCTGCGATAGTAGTCATACTTGATGGAGATACAAAAAAGTCTGACGCGGCAACCCCCAAAGACGTGGCTGCAACCTTGCCCGGCATGTTTGTAAGAAGAGCTCGTCCGGCTGCGGAGGTGCCAAAAGCTTCAGCACTCTTGGCAAAAGTGCTTGATGCTTTCAAAGACTGTGTGCCAGCGGCCGCAGCTTTGGCTCGACTCAACCATGTCAGAGGTATAAAAGCACCCAAACCAAAGTTAGTGATTAGATTTGTTACTTCCCCTGCCGTCGTTTCTGGGGTGAAACCCAAAGCTTCTTTTGTTGCCTCAAAGCTTTCTGTCACTCCGCGGCTGGTACTGCTGTCGGTAGCAATGTCAAAACCCAGCGCAGCAGTTTCCGATAGTCCCTGTGCTATACCGACCAAACCCGCGCCAAACCCTTCAGCCACATCTCGAAAAACAGACACGTCGCTGTCTTCTTCGGTGTCGGGCATTTCTGCTGGACCGGATTGAGTTGCTCGGATTATTTCCTGCTGCTGGTCTTCTGGTGAAAGATCTAGAAAGTCATCTCGTAACTCTACCGGACCAAACCCTTCTAGGTTGATGGTAGCCATGATGCCTCCTAGTCAAACAGACCTGATATGGAATCGTACGTTTTACTAAAGAACCCAGATCCTTCGTCTTCTTTTGCTTCCTGTTTTTTACGTTTAGCAGTTCTGGTACCTGCCATCTCTTCCTCAACCTTCTTAATAAAGTCTTCTGCCTCTCCTGTAGGATCATCTGACCCGGACTGAGAAAGGAGCGAAGCAAGGGCTACAACATCTCCAGCCATTGCAGCTTCGTATATCGCCGAGGACATAACCTCGGCTCCAGTTTCCGTTCGTGTCTTTGTTTTGAACAAGTAGTTCATTGCTACTTTTCTTTCGTCTTTAGTCAGACCTGCTTTGTCCAAGGCTCTTATTGTTTGTATCATTGCGGGTGCAGCTTTCTCCTCCGCAAGTTTACGGTTTTTGAAAGAAGTAAGTCCAGCAAGAGTTCCTTGAGCAATGTTGGTAAGAGCGTCATCACTCTGACCAGAGGCAATACTGAGGCCGATCTGTACAAGCAAGTCGTTAGTGCCGCTTTTCTTCTCGTCCAAACTACTATCGGCAAGCTTGCTCATTGCGCTTTCGAACGTGTCTGCTTCCGAGCTAGTCCCTTCTCGTTCCCCTTCCGCTGCTGCTTGCCCAGCTTTGTCCCCTACAGTAAGACCAGCGGCACGTGCCGCTTCCGCAGCTTTGACAGTCATCGCCTCTTGCAAAGCAGCTTCTTGATCTTTTAGAACCTTGTCTTGTGCTTGTTTAGCTTCCTTACGAAGTTTCATAGCTTCCATAGCATCGCCTGCCGGAGATGCTAGTGCCTCTCCAACCCTGCCCGGAAGGCGGTCAAGAGCGGCCATGCCCTCGTTCACTTTTGCCAAACCTCTTTGACCCAGTTTCGCACCGGCCTGAAGAAGTGTGTCATCGGGCTGTATCTCTGTGCCTTGTCGAAGGAGTTCTGCTCCTTCCGTAAGAAGAGCAGGGTCTCCCAAACGTTTAGCACCTTCTGCAAGGCTGGCAAGACCAGTCTGAGCAGTATCAACAACACTGTCAGGCAACAAGGGCATTTCAGATGCTTTTTGCGTTACAGCTTGACCAAGAGCAGCAATGCCTCTCCTTGTTTCAGCCGCAGGATTTTTAACAAAGTCTGCTATTGATGAAGCAGGTGCAGCAACTTGAGGAGGTAGTTTAGCTGCGTCGGGTATTTCTTGGCCGACAGGTCTTGCTTGAGGTCTTTCTGCCGCACGTTGACCGAGCTCTGTCATTTGCTGGCGTAACTGGGCTATGTTCCGACTATGTCTGGCTTTGGCGTTCGCAGCCACAACTGGGCTGCGAAAGTTAAGAGCCTGATTGTACATGTCCATCTCAGCAGCCATTTGCTGCTTTAGCTGGTTTATACTCTCGAGCAGAGGATCTCCTCCGTTAGCCATTCTAACGGGCTGCACCTCGTTCATCAGTTCTCCAGATGAAGCAAGAATACCAAGAGCCTGTCGAGCGAGGCCCGGCTTACGAAACATCTTACGGTGCTCACCAACAACACCGCCTTTATTGTAGCCGACTGGAGCCTGCCCCGGATACGCGACGAAGCTCGAAGGAGCCGTTGATTGCGTCCCTCCGTACAAAAGTCGAGCTATCTTTTCTTGCTCTTCTTTTTTCTTTAGTTGTTTTTGAACTTCCTTAAAAAGACCCATGTCTTACCCCTACTGTGTCGTGCTACTACTGAACGGGCGATAACCCATGCCGCCCAAAGCACCAAGTCCCGCGATACCCAAGCCAACAAACTGCGTATAAGGATTTGGACCCGCCGGTTGTTGTTGCGGAGGAGTGGCGGTCATGGAGGACTGGACACTAGGAGTGCCTCCCATAACGTCCGTCATAAACCCAACACGTTTATAGGGTTCGTACAAGCGTTCTAGTTGTGTAGCACGGTCTGCGTCGAATTGTGCTTGCTGCTGTGCTTGACTCATGGCACCCAGACCTTGCAGGGTGGCGATGTCTTGACCGGCCTGTGCTTGACCTTGTGATGCAAGGCCAGCCATCTGACCGCCAGCCTGACCAATTAGACCAGCAATCCCCAGGTCGCGACCACGAGCAGCTTCGAATGCGCCCATACCAGCTTGTTGTGCTTGTTGGAAACCAGCCGAACGAAGCTGGGCTGCGGTGTCAGCCATTTGTTGCATTTGACCACGGTACTGCTCGGCTTGCAAAAGTGCGTCACGGCTACCGCCATAAGCACCTGCACCGACGGCAGCGTCAGAAAGTTTCTGGCGCTCCATTTCGCCAGCACGAGAGATGTCACGCATTGATGCGTCGATTACTTCTTGTTGGAACGGGTCCATAAACTGGCGTGTAATGTCTTGATCGTACATGCCTTCAGCACGACGAGCTTGACCAGTGGAAGTGCGAGTACCAGAAATCGCTTCTTGCAACAGTGGTTGATATCCGCCGATGCCCGTGCCTGCCTGCAAGAGTTGTCCCGTCTCGGGATCACGGACACCAAGAATCTGTTCTTGCCCCGCGGTTAAAGCAGCTTGTTGAAGTGGATCAAAACCAGCAACTTGCTGCTCGGGTGTCATGATAGGTGCGTCGGCTAACTCGCGAGTCGTACGGAAGATGTCCTTTTGGAACTCTTCCTGATACGGAGCCAAGCGATTCATGGCAATTGAAACATCTGCTTTGTCAGGCAGATTTTCCATTACGTTTTGACCCTGAGAATACAAAGGAGAAGAGCCGGATTGGCTCGGGTCAAAACCTTCTTGATACGCGTAAATCTGCTCCGATTGCAGCTTGTTCTCGGCTTTCAGCCGGTCAAGCTCTTCTCGAGCTTCTCTAAGCTTTTTTTGTGTTGCGGAGTTTGAGCTTTGGCCTGGCATTATGCTTGTCCTTCAAACTTGTTCATCATGGCGTACATCTTAGCGGCACCCTTTTTACGGCTACCGTTACCTGCGCCTTTAACTGCGTCTGCTGTCATGACGAACTCACCGTCAGACAGGTATGCAGGGATGCTGTCCGAAGTCCCTGTTCCGGGGCCCATGATGTGTCCACCAGCGGCCGCTGCCATTATACCACTACTTTGCACGTATGGTACATCCTGAAACGATTCTGTTTCAGGATTGTAGTACATACCTTGAATGGGTCTGCCTTGATAATTCAGGATGTCTCCCTGGTTTAAGAGTGCCTTTAACTCTTCTTGGTTGAGACTCATACTAGACTGCTCCGGCGTTTCTTCGCTCATTAAGAGGGGTGCCGCCAGAGAAGCAGTGCTGAGAGCCGTACCTGTCGCGCCAAGCGGATTCTCCTTAAACTCGTTCTTTATGCCTTCAAAGAAACCTGTCTTCGCCGTCTCTCCTTCGGCAAACGACGAAAGATCAAGACTTTCCAGACCTTCAGTGGCCGAGGATGTGATATCAGGAAGGGAAGATGTTGAACTGTTTGATAAAGACAAGGTTGAGTAGTCCGGCGGTGTTGTTGCGGCTGTTGAGGCGGCCGGTGTACCGGCCTGTGCCTGTAATTGTGTAGATGGGGGTAGATCTGTGATACCGCCAGTAGTAGGGGTGGATGCTGTCGATACTGTTTTTGGAGTGGCCACGTTGCCGACGGCCCTACCAGATTGATCGATGTAGCCGCCACCAGAATCAACAGCAGCCTGACGTGCCGCCGTTTGCTCTTTAACAGACTGCTCGAAGATATTCGGCTGTGCCGCATCGGTCATTGTACCAGTTGCACCAGAAGAGTCAGCGACTTGTGGACCAGTTGCTGTAGAAGCACTAGACGATTCCATACCCGCTTTGATTGCATCGGCGTTAGCGGTAGCCGCTGGGTTATAATTCGCACCAGATATATAACCACCAGTGCCATTAGTCGCTAGATTAGAGGCGAACTGACCAATACCACCTACAACAGCACCAGTAGCACCGGCCTTCAGAACATCCTTCAAATTACCGCCCTTAAAAGCAGCATCAAGAGCACTACCCGCAGCAAGCTTTGCAGCGGCTCCACCCAGTACACCTGTTGCTCCAAAAACAGCCGGAGCAGCAAACGGCAAAGCAGCGGCGAGTAAAATCGGAGCGGCTTTCTTTACAATCTTTTTAATTTTCTTAAACACCTTAGAGAGAAAGCCAAACTCTTGAACGCCAGTGTTGGGGTTGATGGCGACCATCTCGTTACCAACAATAAACTGCTCTGGCTCTAGGCCTTGGTCTCTAATAGCAGAGAAAACCTGCTCTTTGACTTCAGGGTAATATTTTAGGATTGGGGCAGGGACAATCACCTCGCCCTCTGCAACGTGAGCGATTTGATCGTCCTCGAACTGGCCCATAGCAGCCATTTTTTCTGCTACGCCTGGTCCTAATGTCTGAATACCTTGCATCATCTTATCCCTTGTTGGCCCATTATAGCCAATAAACCGTTACGTTACCACCTTCAGATTGCCCAGTACATCACGATATACTGACCCAGTTTCAAGTCCCGTGGCTGACGTAGGCAAATCCTTGAGAACCAGCGGTGATTTAGTGCTGTCCAATGCCGAAGCACGAAGCTCACCTTCAGAGTTGACCTGCTCGATCAAAAGCTCCAAGGCACGAGCCAAGTCGGTAATATATTCGCGGCGATACTCCTCTGGAGCATCAGAAATCGTGGGCGGTACAAGTGATCGCTGCGGCATTATCGTTTCCCGTCTGGTCTTAGTTCGACACGCGGAACACCGACCCGCCATTGAGTCCCGAGTTCCGAGCTACTCAAACGCAATGAAAAGGAGCGACCACGCAGGCGCATATACAACTCGTCCGTGTATTGCTCTACTGGGCTAGTGGCACTACGAATCACGTCGCTCGTCAGTGCTTCCCCGAAGGTCTCACCCGGATTATTGTACGCCCTCATCTCAAACGTTAGTTCCGGATTAGCTGATGTCGATCCCGCAAACGTGACATCTGGTAAGACTTTATTGGTCAGCATGTACTTGTCACCAGCTTCGAGTGACATGGGACTGCTTTCAATAAAGGAGGAAATCGCAGTAGCTGGGTTGTTCGACCCATCATCGTTACCATTTTCGTGATTGTAGAGGTTCCCGTCGGGAGCAGCAGCAACGGGATATGAACGCGTCTCAGCATCAACCCAAGCGGTTCGACCTAATGTACCGAAGTACCAGACTTTTTCTTCATAGTTGTACACCACGTATTTATCGTTTTCTGTGGAGTTGATCGACGGATAAAACCACCACACTTCGTTGTACTGAGAGTTAAGCGCAGCAGTTACAAGTTCTCTCTGATCTAAGTTTAGATCGTCAAATATTTTAGAACGAACCGAACACGGAATCTGCGTGGTACGACCGTCATAAACGTAGAACTGATTTTCACCCATCCAGAACACGCCATCGTTTACGGCCACGGCAGCGTTCGGTCCGATGATGCTAATACCAGTGGAGATCTGAGAGATACCAAAAGTAAATGGGGCACCAATAAACTTCAGCGTGTGAAGCGAGGCATCGGTGTAAACCAAAATCTCACGCTTAGTCTCAATTGCTGTCACAAACTTAGAACCTGAACCAATGATCAAATCACCGGCAGTGTTTGTAGCCGATGGTGTCCAGACAGCAGCGTTTTCCTGATCAGAAAAACGAATCAAAAGCGGGTCTTGTGTTCCGACAGCAGTCGTCGGATCACACGCAAAAGCAATCACATGACGATCTCGGTCAGAAACAATAACCTGACGCGCTATTGTCGGTGTGCCACTTGCGCCAGATATGGTACTAAGCGGTACGGCTCTTTGACTCAAACCATTACTCTTTTCCCAGTAGTAGACATTACCGTCTCGCACGTTAGCGATCAGGTCTTCGCCAAAGTTGTCAAAAGACCAGATTCTTGCTTCCGTGCCGGACGTAACAGAGATTGTTGCAGCTTCCCCCCAAGCGGTCATTACAGTAGTAGCGGCCACGCTTGCTCCCGTTGAGTGCGCGGCGGCAGTAGTGCTTTCAACGCCACGAGTACACGTAGTTAAGTCGTTGCCGCTTTTACCAGCGTAGTTAATAAGCTCCGTTCCAATGCGAACCTGGCCGCTGGCCGGGAAGCTGGCCGCGCTTGTTAGTGTGATTGTCGTAACACTATCATTGATTCCACCGTTCAAGGATGACGTTACGTCGTCAGGGGTCTCACCGTCCCACGTGCTGGCACCCCAGCCCGTACCGCCGGTGATTGTGGCGAGGCCAGTGTTAATCTGGTATGTGAGCGTGGGCGTACCGCCCCCAGTGGCTGTGCTTGTAGCTGTTGTTGAGACAGTTATTGTAAAGGTGTTGCCGTCTACACGGGTGATAATATGTTCTTTGTTCAAGTCAGCGGCTGGGACACCCGCAAATGTCGTAGCATTAGTTATAACAACGTAGTCATTAGTGATCGCGCCATGAGCATTGTCTGTGACCGTAATTACTGCGCTGCCGCTGGCGGCTGAAAGAGACCCTGCCGACAAGGTCGATGTCTTACGGTCAGGGGTAATGTCAAAGTAGTTTGTACCTTCTTCGACATAGAGCTTCAGGTGTGTGCCAAGAGCTAAGTAGTTTGACGCGTCTAATGCAATCCAGTTGTGCATTTTACGGCAAACGCCCTCAAAAGTATTGGCGGAGTAACGTGTCCACCCGCCGATCTTTTCCGCTACACCGTAACGAAAGCGAACTTTGTCGCAATCAAACCAGCCGCCCTCGTTCATGTAGCGGGTGGTTTCTTGGTTGATACCGGGCCGAAACTGGAGCTTCATCAAAGGCATGTGATACTCCTAGTGTTTTATAATCGCGTTAAGGATAAGACTTGTGTATAGCAACGAACTAACGTTGTCGCTGGTGGCGTTGATGGTTCCCCCAAGAGTGGAGGTGACAGCTAGGTTTCCTGTCCCGTGGGCATGGTTAGCTCCGTTAGCGTTGCCACTAAAAGCGTTGCCAGTCTTACCTGCATTGGGCGTGGCATTGTTCTGGTCTCGTTGGATGACATACCCTGCGTTACCACCAGAGCCTTCATGCGCTACGTTACTATTCGGGTGACTATTAATCCTTAAATTAGCGGGCCTGCTGTTATTGCTGCCGAACATCTTGTGCGTGTGAGCAGGCAGATGATTTGCTGTTAAAGCAAAGTTATCGGTGCTACCGTTGACATTAGAAGAAATAGTTGCCGAAGCTGTGTTGATGTTCGTGTTAATCGTAGCTGAAGCAGCACCGGCGTTAGCTGCCAGAGTGGTGTTGCCGTCGTCAAAAACAACCTGCTTACCGGCGAGGTCGGGTAGATTAAAAGTGCTACTGCCGTTACCCGAGCCATACGTAGTCGAGATTACAGCGAATAACGCAGCGTAATCAGTTCGTGAAACCTCTTGCCCGGCGCACAAAAGAAAGCCGCTAGGAGCAGTTGCCGTTGTCCAAGGAACTATAAGCCCAACCGGAACGAATATTGCAGCGTCTCTTTTTAGCTGTCCGTAACTACTCATCTTCCATGTGCTCCAACATTGCGACATTGCTTTCAAACATTGTCTTCAAATGACTGCACCGCAAATCACCGTCTTCGTTTACGTCTTCCCCGCCGTTGATGCAGTATATACCTGTGCCGCTATCTTCGTCGTAACTGACGTGAGTTGTGCCTTCAGGAAAACGATCAAAAAACAAAGTAAACTCTTCGTCTTGTCCATCACGCGCACTATAGCAATGAATAGGAAGGAACGAAAAGCTAGAGCCATCGCTCGTCCATAAAAACCTATCTCCTAATCGTGCGTTATATCTCATCTTAAAACTTTATCATGTAACGAATTGCAAGGTACGGATTTTCAATATCAACAGCACTGGCGGTAGCAGCTAGGTTTGATTGATTGAAAGTAGATGTGACGGAACCGTTGATAGTATGGGCGTGTGAGCCATTGCTGTTGCCGCCGGTGACAGAAGTCTTACCAACGGATGCGCCTGAACCACTGTCAGCCATCATGTACGCCCAGTCAGAGCCTTGGCCCCGATGTTGCTGGAACGGGGCGTTGACGGTGTTCAGGTTTGCCTGGTTTAGAGTAGCATTTGATCTGGTCGAATTAAAGGTAAAGTGAGTATGGGCCGGAATATCAACGTTCTGGTTTGCTGTTGCTATGTTGTGGTTCGAAGTAACTGACACAGACGCTGAACCAAAAGTAACATTAGGGGTTTTATCAGCCAAAGCTGTGCTGTTCTTCGAAGCAAACGCTCGGTTGTTACTCGCGCCGATAGCAGATCTGTCTTGGAAATCAGGCAGGTTAAAGGTAGAGCTTCCATTGCCCGAGCCGAATGTCGTACCAACTAAAGCAAACAGGTCAGCATAATCGGTTCGTGACACAGGAGAGCCGTCACAGTACAGAAAACCAGTCGGTTGATTGGATTTTGCCCAAGGCATAATAGTTCCTACCGGAAGGTAGAGAGCGGTATCACCTTTGATTTTGGAGTATGTAGCCACCTAGACCTCCGTCAAACGCCAGCCGTATGTTGAATTGCTGTAAACCAGCCCCAGGGCTGCTTCGTCTGTCGATACGGTCATGTCCTCCTCTAATCCTTGAATCTTTTCACTATTACGTGCAACCGTGATGTTGTTAGTTGCGGCACTTCCTAAGTCGATAATCTTAACGGTGTCGCCACGGTTCGGAGAAGCAGGTAACGTAAGTGTTACCGCACCACCGGAAGTGTTCACAAAATACCCCGTACCTTTAACCAGTGTTGTGTTGCCTGTAATGTCCGAAGAGTTCCAAACGAAACCGCCGTCAGGAGCAACCAATAGATCAACCACCCCTGCCCCGGAACCAGTTCCTTCTAAGTAAATTATCTTGAAAGAAAGAGGAGGGACAGCAACGGTATTTCCACTTCCCTGCTTAATTGTCTGGACCGCAGAGGAGGCATTATGAATAAAGTAAACTTTTTCGACATCGCTTGGGCCAATTGTTATTGTCGAAGCTGTGGAACCAGTGAACTTCAATACCGCGCTTCGAGCATTGTCTAGTGTTCCTTGCGGGATTGACAGAGCCGTTGTTCCGGCTGTTATAGAAATAGTAGAAATACCGCCAATTGCCTGCTCAAGTAGCTCTAGGTTACGATTTGTTGTCGTACCCCAAACACCCGCCTGTTCGCCGGTGGAGATCTTTTCGATACCAAGATTTGTGTAAGTAGAAGCCATTACGGTCTTACCTCATTCCAATTACTGGACGGGGTCGTTACCGTCGTCCAGCTATTTGATGTATTTTCGTCAACGTCATTATACACTGGTTCTGGATCTTGACCAGTAATTACACGAGTCCAAAGAGTGGGTTGCCCAACCTGGCCCGTAGCTGAAACACCCGTCAGCTTGTACACACTGGCCTGATTCACTGTGCCAACGGACACTGTTGAGCTCACACCTGTGACCGAAACATTAGCACTAGCTGCGATAACCTCATCGCCAAGTGTTGCTGTCCCGGCTACACCAGTCGCAGAAACAGTGACACCCGTTCCTTCACTAACAGACTCGTTACCAACACTTCCAGTCATAGCGGCCAGTGTTACGGGAACACCCGCCGCAGCGGCGACGATCACTGAACCAAGCTGACCAGTGCCGACTTGACCAGTAACCGCGAACTCACCTTCACCAACAACAGAGGGCTGAGACACGGAACCCGTGGCACTTACACCAGTAGGCACAACAAGGACATCGGGTGTTATACCCAACCCGCCGAAAGTAACTTCTGAAAATGCTCTGTTTGAAAACGCCATGCTCGATTATACCAGAGCAGGGCCGGACATCCAAGCAACCAGTGTGTGCCTTTTGCCCTTGGTTACAGGGGTGACCCTGTGTTCAACCCAAGATGGAAAGACCAAAACAGTGCCTCGTTCTTTTAGGGCAGGGCAGTCTTCTATCTCTCCCTCCCTGTGTCGAAACTGAAAGTCGCCGCCGTCGTAGTCTTTAGAGTCGGTAAGTTGGATAACAATGCTGACTTTTCGCATTTCATCTTCGTGTCTAAAACAGTCTGTATGCCAATCGTAATGCTGGTCGGAGGTATATTCCGTAAACTGAATAGAAGAAATGCTGTTTAGGGCAAAGCCCCACGCAGAGTTATTAGCGTCAATCGCAAAACCCTGAACTGCGAATCGTACGAAATTGTCCTCTATCCAACGAACGGTTGACTTTCTAACGTCTTCAACAACGGCTGCGCCCTCTGCTACGCCCACTACGGCAGTTTGAGGTTCGTACTTCTGCGCGATAGAAAGTATGCTGTCACAGGTCTGGCCTGAAAGTTCTTTCGACCAGAACCAATACAAGGGATCAGGTGGGGTCATTTAGACTACAGCCCCCAGGTGTTATTCGAGGAAGCAAACCATACTATGTATGCCAAAACCGCTAATCGGAAAAGCCACCGAACAATAAACAATGCGGCAAGAACTTGGAACCAACGCTTGTGTTTGACTTGATTAAACTTCTTGAGCAACCAGCTTTTGAGTCTTTGGGTCATTGTATTCTGGGTGTACGTTGTCATTTCGAAACTCTTCCTTAAAAGTGTTGTTAAACCTAATGAACTCTTCGCACACACCTACGTTGTACTTTTCACGAGTTTTCTCAACATCTTCCTCTATAATTTCCAATGGATTTAGGTACCAGAAATCGCGATTGATAGCATTGCCAATACGAATACTTTCTCGTACGGCTTTCCACGGAAGAATAGACTTATACTCCCAACACATCTTGGCAGCGATAGCGTGAGCAATATACCACGCCCCCGTGGTTTTAATCGCTGTGTGAGTGATGCCCATAATACATGCTTCGCCGAGACGCGAAGTATCATAACGCGCCATGACATGCCAGAAGTCATGAGAAATAAAGATATGCCGAGAAATATTAAACCAGATACCTGCCATAAGGGGGTTCGGCATAACATCGGAGGCTTTGGAATCTTCCGTTAACCGACGCTCCCAAAGATCAAAAAAAGACCACTGTTTAATAAGGTGACCATAACTAGCTCCGACTGTGTTTACGGGCAGGGTTTCCATGTAGTTCTGATCTGTAATCACAGGAATAATTTTTTTTGCCTGATAATCGAAGTGCTTGTCTTTTCGAGCAAGGGCAATATCAATTCCGCGCTCATGGTCCATAACAAATTTTTTACGAAGCCTAAAAACGCTTGGCAATGCCATCTGAGTGTTCAACTCTTGTATCGCCTCGGTTGTCTCCTCATAGGAGTAGTGATCTGTGCGATTACGATCGCACACAATCGCTGTTGCCTTAATGATTTTTGCTAAGTTCCACACAATGTTTCTCCTATCGATAAAGTCTCAATACACGGATGTCGTCTGCGCTGGACGCGTTTGTAACAACTACGCTTGGGCTTGTAATCCGATATGCTTGATGCTTGTTTAGAGTAATCTCTTCCTTGACCACGTCACCTGTAAACAGCAAAAAGCAATGCTCTAGTCCTTCTTTCGAAATCATTTCTGAAGCACCGGCCCTGATTGTTTTAGTCTCGATTGTGTAGTCGTCGTAACGGTTGTTTAACACCTGAATGCAGTAAAATTGACCGCCGTCACTTTTAGAAGTGATGCTTCCTTTAGCGGTTGCCAGAATCCAATCTGGCTGATAACGACCCCAGTCATCCAAGGTCGCGTCTGCCCCGTGTATGTTAAAAATTAAAGAGTTGGCCGACATGTCTTTAGTACAAGACATGGTTGGATGACTAAACGGAGAAATCAACTGTATGTAGTCATTAATTTGACTTTCGGTGAACTGTCCGTCCTCCCACTCCATTTTTATTTCCCAGTCGCCGCTGAAGAAAAGATTACCGTTCTTGTTGCGAACAACGTAATCATAAGACTCATGATAAACAGGGTTTCTGTTTTGATGAATGCTGTCCGCTAAAGAATCTCGTCTTAAAAAAGAACCGTTTGTTGAGGGAAGAGTTACACCAATACGAATTTCATTGTTGTATTCTCCTGCCATGTACTGAGAAATGCTGGAAGAAGTTGTCACAACTAAATTTCCTCGGCGTTTTCTGACCCTGTTGACTCCTGAGAATCATCCCCAACTGTCAAAATGACATCTGTATCGACAACTCCTTCAGATCCAATCAAATCCCTTGCGCCATCAACAACGGCTTTAGACAATGCTTTTTCTTCTGCAATAATTCGATTATTAATATCAGCTTTTGTTTTTTCTGTGTCGATGCTGTTATCGTCGTTTACGGAAGCTGGAACTAACATCGTTTTAGTTTCGTTGCCGGTAGTGTACTGCACAAAGAACTCCTCTGTACTGTCGTCGAAGGCGATAATTCGGTAGTTATGCTCACTCATTTTTTTTCCCACATAGTATCTCTGTACAAGCTGTTTTTACTACTGCGTTGACGGCGTGTGAAATCCAGCTTTTCTAACTCCTGCTTATTCATAGCACGAATTTCTGCTTTTTTGCTAAACCCGCGCTTGAACGGGATTACCTGAACAATAGGCTCCCCACGAGGGATCATTATACTGCCTTCCGTAGGTATTAGGAAGCCGGGGAAGTTGATGTACTCAAAATATTTATCTGTGTCTACGATACCAGAAATAGCTTCGAAGTATTTCAGGTCACGGTTTACAGGAGGCACAAACATACACGACCAGCCCGGAGGAGTCGTTATCTGCCAATAGTTAATAAACTTTAAGGGGGGCTTGGGGATCTGTGAGTGACCAACTATTTGATCGTGACTATGCTCCTCAAGGACAGTCTCAGAAAACTCTGACTCCCAAGACACGTTTGCACCATTATCTGTGATAGTTAAATAAGTATCAGCGGGGGCACCAATCAACCATCCCGTTTGTAAGATATCAATGAACGGCGGACACCGTTTTATAGTTTTACCTTTTGGGTCGTCGTTGACAAAAGGCTTCAGCCTCTTGAACCATTCCGGCATTACTGTCCTTGCGGGAACAGGGTCGGGAATAACGTCTTTTAAGTGAGGATATGTTGTGAAGGTTATCTTCGGGTCTCTACGAAATATCATTGCCTCGTCCAGTTTACTGTAACACCACCGCCAGACCCAACAGTCACCGCTACAGCTTGTTGGGCTGTGTTAATTGTTACAAGATTTGATGTATTAGCACCAGCACTTCCTGAGTTACCAGGACTACCAGAATTGCCGTTAGCCCCAGCAGAGCCAGAGTTAGCGTTTCCATTTGACCCAGCGTTACCTGCTGCGCCGGGGTTACCTGATCCACCAGAACCAGCACCGCTACCAGCATTACCTCCTGACCCAGCATTGCCTGCTGACCCAGCATTGCCTGCACTACCAGCATTACCGGGGCCTCCGCGACCACCGCGGCCGCCAGGGCCGCCTTGCGCGTTAGCGAGACTACTGTTTCCACGGGCCCCTCCGTTTCCAAAGGGCCCAGTATTGCCGTCGGGAGTACCGATGTTTCCGGGAGTGCCTGATATGGAATTGACGCCAATCCCTGCTTGATTGCCACCGCGGCCGCCGCCCCCACCGGCACCGCCGCCCCCGCCACTACCACCAGGGCCATTGTTTCCGGGATTGCCAGCATTACCAGGGTTGCCTGCATTACCAGCATTACCTGCTGCGCCACCAGGGCCATTGTTTCCGGGATTGCCATCAGTACCAGAGTTAGCACTACCACCAGCACCACCAGCACCACCCGTACCGGCCGCTCCACCCGTACCGGCCGCTCCACCAGAAGCTGTTACTAAACTACCGAAGGTTGTATCAACACCGACATTACCGCTAGTGCCAGCATTACCCGAGTTTCCAGGAGCTCCTTGGTTTCCGGAAGTTCCTGAGTTACCCGAGCCACCAGCAGTTGCACCACTGCCTGCGCTACCGGCATTACCAGCCGATCCAGCATTACCTGGCCCACCAGCACCGCCACTATTCGCTCCATTTCCCGTAGCACCAGTATTACCCGAGGTCCCAGTGCCTCCAGCGTTACCCGCACTACCGGGGCTGGCGTTGGATCTATTAGAACTCACACCAGGGCCGCCAGCACCGCCATTACCGCCGCCAGATACGGAACCGCCAGAACCACCCGGATTGCCATTGGTACGTGGGGTACCTGGTATAGGGGGAGATTTCAGGAAAAATGCCTGAAAGTTACCGTTACCGCCGCCGCCTCCACCGCCGCCTCCGCCGCCCTTTCCTAGACCGCCAGTATTTCCAGTTGAGCCAGGGTTACCCGCACTTCCTGCACTACCACCATTACCCGCACCACCATTGTTTCCTGGGTTTCCGGAGCCACCAGCATTGCCCGCACTACCCGCAGATCCAGCAGTGCCTGCTGTCCCAGCGTTACCCGTCGCACCTTGGTTACCTGAGTTCCCGCCACTGCCCGGTGTACCTGTGCCGCCCGTAGCGTTCACAGTTACTTTGTGAACACCCGGGGGCAAGTTGAAAGTACCGCTTGAGTTAAAGGACGCACTACCACCGGGGTAGAGCGGGTCATACCGTGTTGCGGTGCCTACGGAAGGCATTAGCTTACCTGTTCAGCAAGCGTTGTAAAATCGGAGGGGAGATCGCTACTTTGAGTTGCGTACCACGACTTGACGTATTTATCAGAACCGTCATCAGCTTCCCAAATTACACGGTCATACGTCAAAACAGGGGAGTTTGTAAAAATGACGGGGGAGTCATTTTCGTCAAGAAACCAAGTAGAGAGAGCGCGTAAGTCATCTATCGGATCAGCGTAGTCTAGGTTTGTATATGCGATACCGTTTTGATCAAGCCACTGCCGAAACTCAGCGGATGCTGCTTGACCCACTTTTGCATGGAGATGAATATTTTCATACCTAATTGCCATCTTATGCCTCGTAGAATGATAGACTTACGTAAATATCTGTGTCGCCCTTAATCAGCAAAGCCGTGTAAATGGTCGTCTTATTGGCTGACGAGTTTACAGCAGGCTGCGTCGAAGAGTTATTATACACTATACTATAACCGCTCGGTGCTGCCAATGCGAACGTCCGTCCCCCCGAACCGTCTTGTACGGCGATAACCGTTACTGCTCGAATAGACCCCGTGATCAAGTCGTCGGTAGTCGGAAGCGTTACGGTTGTAGCTCCCGTCAGAAGATATCTAGCATTCAACTGAATATCAGGTACAGTAAGCGACCCTGAAGCAGAGCTAACAGTAAACAGGTTTTCTTCTGTGCCATGGAACTGGAGGTCTTTGGTGACAAGACCGTCGCCATCAAACGCCCCGCTTTCATCTTTGTATAAAGCACGTTCGGCAGGCTGAGAACAAAATACTGTTTTTACCCCAGCACCCCAGTTAACTGCATTGCCTCCATTGGAGCTTTCTAAGACACTATCGCGAGATAACGTTGTGCCAGAAGATGTGTATGTGCCAATGCCGACTTCAAAATCAATGTCGTCAGTAATTACGTAGTATGTTTTGTTTCCGTTGCCTATGGCAGCGAATGATTGGAAGCCAGTTTCTGCACCGGCAAGCGTAAGCGTGCCAGTACCCGTCGTAGCAGTGGTCTCTTTTACACGGTCTTTTACGACAGGAACTACCATGTAGTCACCTACGCGATTCGGATAATGGCGTTACTTGCGTCAGCCGTTGGGAACTGAATTGTAAAATCGCCGTTAGTAGACGTTTTGTCAGAACCAAAGTCTAAGACACAAACAGCTTTGTTGCTGTCGGTGCTGTTGTAAATCAAAGCACCACGAGCCGTAATCGTCGAAGACGTAAACGTCAAATCGTTGAAGTCTGTAAACGCGGTTGTTCCCGAGCTAGTCGGTGCAACATTTGTCAATGTGCCGCCGCCTGCGCTGTAACCAGTTCCAGTTATCTCGCCAATACCGCTGCTTGCATATGCGGTAGTGCTTGCGTCAAGACTTGCGCTGCTTGCGTGTAGGGACAGCTTGAAAGTGTCACCGCCAGAAGCAGAGAAGTTGTGTGTCGCAGTTAGCAACTCGGTTTTGAACGATGTAGCCATCGCTTGTGAAATACT